CCAGCCAAACACTGATGGCAATTAAAGTCACTGCGACTAAATGGATGGCAAATTATCTATATCAAACCGGCACACCTGTTGCATTTAACACCGGAAGTTCAATAGCCGTTGCGCACTCTAGCACCCCCTACATCACCGCATACCCGTGGAACGCCGGCTTTGGCGTTAAATATGCCAATCCAGCGACATTACCTGCGGGGAACGGCCAAAGTGTAGCGTTTAATGCCGCCAACAACGCTATTGCGGTAGGAATAGATCAATCGCCTTTTATTATCGCATACCCGTGGAGCGGCGTTGGCTTTGGCACTAAATACACCAACCCAGCTACTTTACCACCAAGCGTGTGTACAGGCGTTGCATTTAGCCCCGCTGGAGATGCTGTTGCGATGTCTCACTTTGTATCACCTTTTGTTGCTGCATACCCGTGGAACAGCAGCACTGGTTTTGGGACTAAATACGCCAACCCAGCAACATTACCCACGAACAATGGTTACGGCATATCGTTTAGTCCGGCAGGAAATGCCGTTGCAGTAACGCACAATACCAGTCCTTTTATTAGCGCGTACCCGTGGAATAGCGGCACCGGATTCGGCACTAAGTTTTCCGACCCAGCAACACTGCCGACAGGCCTTGGCGCCGCGGTCGCGTTTAGCCCCGCGGGAAATGCGGTTGCGCTGGGTTCCTATGCGACGCCTTTTATTATCGCATACGCGTGGAGCGGATCAGGTTTTGGCGCTAAATATACTAATCCAGCTACTTTACCACCAAACTTAGGTATAGGTGTAGCGTTTAATCCGGCAGCCACATCAATAGCTGTAGCGCACTATAATACACCTTTTATCAGTGCCTACCCGTGGAATAGCGGCACTGGTTTTGGCACTAAATATACCAACCCAGCTACACTACCCGCAGCGACAACTTACGCGACTAGCGTAGCGTTTAATGCTTCTGGCGACACTATCGCAGTAGGGTATGATACAACACCTTTTGTAAACGCTTATCCGTGGAACAGCAGTACTGGGTTTGGGGCTAAATACGCCGACCCAGCAACACTGCCTACAGGCGTCGGCACAGGCGTCGCGTTTACTGCTATATAAGAAAGATATTATATGATTTACACACAACTCAGCGCCGACTACCAGTATGACACGCTTGCCGATGCCATGTACGCTCGTGAAGTTGAATATTTCCATTACGACTTTGACCGCAAGAATTTTGAGTATCTGTTGGCAAACGCCACAGACAATGAGTTTGCGGCCAACGTAGCAGAAAGACTAAACGATACGCGCAAGCAAATGGGCAATGTGGAAGCCATCATGGCTGCGTTGAAAGAACAGATTGAAGATCAGGCCGCATACGACGCGGCTGTTGTACGTGTAACCGCCAAGCGGGAAGCAAAGGAAGCAGAATAATGTGGTATGTCCAAGCCCAAGGCGACACCTTTATACGGCACATCTTTGATGTAGAGCCGACGCAGTGGGACGCGGATAACTATTGCTATGTCCGCAGTTTGACACCTGAGCAAACCGCACATTTCGGCGTTCACAAGAAACAGATTGCTACACCGCCTTATCACGATCCAGCCACACAGCGTCTTGAAGAAGGCCCAGCCGTGTTGGTTGATGGCGTCTGGACGCAGAATTACATCGTGTCCGACCTTGATGCAGACGCATCCGCAGCAACGGTTGGCGCACAATGGACTGTGATCCGCGCTGAACGCAACAAGCTGCTGGCCGACTGCGATTGGACGCAGTTGCCGGATGCACCTGTAGACGCTGCTGCATGGGCTACATACCGCCAAGCCTTGCGCGACATAACCAGCCAAGCTAACCCATTTAACATCGTATGGCCCGAAGGAATAACGGCATGAGTTGCGCGGACTTTATAGGTACACTGTTTCTTGCGCGCGATGTGGCTCATTCGACGCACTTGAACACGCGCAGTTACGCAAAACATAAAGCGTTGCAGAAATTCTACACTGGTATCATTGACTTAGCAGATGATTTTGCTGAGGCATACCAAGGCAAATATGGCCTTATCGGCCCTATTTCGCTTATGTCGGCTAAGAAGACAAACAACATTGTCGAGTTTCTTGAAGGTCAAGTAGACGAACTGATGGAAATGCGGTATAAAGTCGTCGATAAGGAGTGTACCCCACTCCAGAACATTATCGACGAGATTTTTGGTCTGTATTACAGCACGCTGTATAAACTTAAATTTCTCGCATAAGGACGCGACATATGGAAATTTTACGCCCTCTTAACGACGCCGGTTTTGCTACTCAAAGCGTAGCTTACACTGGCACTGCTGGTTCGGTAACTGGCTGGAATGCTGGCCCGCAAGGCGTGCTGGTGTGGTGTACATCTGACGCGTACATTCGCGTAGGCAACAGCGCCACAGCTACAACGGCTGATACGCCGCTGCCTGCTAACACACCTGTACCGATTTACGTACCACAACCCGGCGATGCTGGCGGCAACGGCGGCACATGGCGCGTTAGCGCAATCCAGATCAGCGCAAGCGGCACAATGTACGCAAAGCCGATTAACATCCGATGAGCTTCGGCGCGCCCGTCCGTAATGGTTTAGGTATAGGCTTAAGAGCCTCTACTTCGCTGGCTACGCGCGGCGGTGCTGGAAGCATTGCGCCTTTTATCGCTCAATATTTAGTAATTGCTGGCGGCGGCGGCGGCGGTACTAACGGCGGGGGTACTGGGGGCCGCGGCGGCGGCGGCGCTGGCGGTTATTTAACAAACACAGCGACCTTTAACGCGGGAACACTAACTGTAACAGTCGGCGCCGGCGGCGCGTCTAACACAAACGGCGGCACATCAGGTATTTCTGGCTCTGTTACGGTAGAAACCACGGGCGGCGGGTTCGGGGGTAACTCCATTATTGGCAGCGCCGGCGGCGCTGGCGGCTCTGGCGGCGGAGGCGCTGGTTCGGGCAATCCGGGTGGAACACGCGTGTCTGGTCAAGGAAACACTGGCGGCGGCGGTTCGCAAGGCTCTGCAATTAGTGGCGGCGGCGGGGGCGGAGCTTCGGCTGGCGGAAGTGCTGCATCTTTCGATAATGGCGGAAATGGTGGCGCAGGATTGGCGTCTAGCATAACTGGCACATCGGTTACACGCGCTGGCGGCGGCGGCGGCGGTGGTAACAATGCGTTTGGCACTGGCGGCGCCGGCGGCGGCGGTACAGCTAACGCTTCGGGTACAGCAAACACGGGGAGCGGCGGCGGCGGCTCTTACTCGCTGAGTGGCTCTGGCGGCTCTGGCGTAGTTATCATACGCACACCCGTAGCTGCTACAACGACCACAGGCTCACCAACCATAACAACCGTTGGGTCGGACACAGTTTATGTGTTTAACTCCTCTGGCACAATCACTTGGTAAGGATTTAGCGTGGCACATTTTGCAAAAGTCATCGACGGCGTTGTCACCGAAGTTCTGGTTATTGGGCAGGATGTTATTGACACAGGCGCATTCGGCGATCCTGCGCTGTGGGTGCAGACATCATACAACACACACGGCGGTCAGCACCCCGAAGGGCGCCCGCTACGCATGAATTACGCCGGTGTCGGCTATACATATGACGCAGAGCGCGATGCTTTCATAGCGCCACAGCCGTTTCCTTCATGGTTGCTTGATGAAGCAACCTGTTTATGGGTAGCCCCAGTTGCAATGCCGGACGACGGCAAAGCCTATTACTGGGACGAAGAAACGCAAGCATATTGTCAAGCTATATAATTTACTGTAGTTTGACCATTAACCGTACTGGTGCGGCACATCAGGAACTCCATAGGAGTTAAACATGGACGAAACAGTCCCCAACGTAGCGGATGCCTCCGCGCCAGAACTCGAAGCCACGGCAGCAATCGAGCCTGTAGAAAACACGACGCCGGAAACGCCTGTCGAACAGGAAGCAAATAAGTCCTTCACACAAGAAGAACTTGATGCAATTGTTGGCAAGCGCCTCGCAAGAGAACAGCGCAAATGGGAGCGCGAACAGGCTCAAAAAGCAGAGGAAATGCAGGCCCGCCAACAAGCGGTGCATGACATAACCCCTGAACAATTTGAGACTTATGAGGATTACGCAGAGGTTTTGGCCGAACGTAAAGCCGAAGAATTGTTGGCGCGGCGGGAAACCGCACGGCAGCAATCTGAAATGCAGGATGCCTACCATGACCGTGAGGAAGCGGCGCGGGACAAGTATGATGACTTTGAACAAGTCGCATACAACCCCAACCTTCCAATTACGGATTTCATGGCGCAAAGCATCCAAGCGTCAGAAGCAGGCCCAGACGTTCTATATTATCTCGGCTCAAATCCGAAAGAAGCTGATCGTATCGCCCGCCTAGCGCCAATTTTGCAGGCAAAAGAAATTGGAAAACTTGAGGCTTCATTGGCTTCAAATCCGCCGGTTAAAAAAACCTCAACCGCCCCGGCACCAATTGCGCCTGTCACTGCTCGTTCTTCTGGGTCAAACCAGTACGACACCACCGACCCTCGCTCGACTAAGTCGATGAGTACGTCGGAATGGATCGAAGCCGAACGGTTGCGACAGATCAAGAAGTACGAGGCACAACGCAACAGATAATTTGGGATTATTACCATGTCTAACTCGATTTTAACAATTGACATGATTACGCGGAAGGCTCTGGAAATTCTGGAGAACAACCTCGTACTCACACGTAACGTAAACCGCCAGTACGACGACAGCTTCGCTGTTGAAGGTGCTAAAATTGGCTCGACCCTGCGTATCCGTCTTCCAGACCGTGCGCTTGTAACTGATGGCGCAGCCCTTCAGGTACAGGACGACAACGAACAGTTCACAACGCTGACCGTTGCCAACCAGAAGCACATCGGCGTCAACTTCACATCTGCTGAATTGACCATGCAGCTTGACGATTTCGCAGAGCGCGTTCTCAAGCCACGTATCTCGCAGCTTGCTTCCAGCATCGACGCTGACGTTGCAAACGCGTATGCGACCATCGGTAACTCGGTCGGCACGCCCGGCACAACTCCCGGCACTTCGGCAGTTCTTCTTGCTGCACAGCAGAAGCTGAACGAAAACGCTGCGGTGATGTCGCCACGCTACGCCACCGTCAACCCAGCAGCTAACGCTGGCTTGGTCGAAGGCTTGAAGGGTCTTTTCAACCCAACCGACACAATCAGCAAGCAGTTCAAGAACGGCATGATGGGTACAGGCGTACTTGGTTTCGACGAAATCAATATGTCGCAGTCCATCAAGCAGTTCACCACTGGTTCGCGTACTGCAACTGGCGGCACGACTTCGGCGGCAATCACGTCGGAAGGCGCAACCGCCGTTGCCATCACTGGCGCCGGCGCAAACGCTACTGTCAAGGCTGGTGACGTGTTCACTGTTGCT